CGAGATGTCATTTTCGTATTCAACACTGACGATTTTGTTGATATCTCCAGTTTGACTGTTTGATTCAACTCCACCACCAACCAAATATTTGACCGTAAATTGAGTACCTTGTTTAGGATACACACCAAACGAATCAGAATTAACAATGTTTGACGGGTCAATATTGACATTCAAGTTGTTCAAATTTGACAAACTCACACCAAGAATTTCAGCTGATGGAATAACAATTTCATCATTCACACCCTGATTTCCCGGTCCAAATTCTAAATACGTCAAATTGTTTTGGTCAATATTTGTAACAAATTTGCGTTGAGTTCTCAACAACTTAACGATATTTGGAACGGAAGATTGATATTGAATGAATCGATCATCGTTCAAAGATACGTTTTCATATGATGTTAACACAATATCTTGAGCAAGATATTCAACTTCATACCAAGGTACGTTGTCTTGATCACGTACATCCAAAATTTCAAGAACGTTTGGTTCATCCAAATACAATTTGTAGTATGGAGTACTTTCGTTAACAATAAAAGTCTTAGTTACAATTTGTCCAGAAATTCCGTTTGCGGTTTTCTTTATCAAAAAGAACTGTGGAATACCATATTCATCTCTGGAACTTACCGTTATTTCTCTTGGAGAATTAACAGTATCCATAGAAAAATCAATAACATCAGCTGTGACAAATGCTACTCCAGCACTGTTAATTAACTGCATTCCAGATTTGATACGTAGAGTATACTTTTCATCAGGAACATATTCACCCACGTCGTTTTTAATTGATGGCACCAATTGATACACATCAAAGTTGGTTAACGAAGGACGAGATACCTTTGGCTTATATCCCAAGAATTTGGATAATGCTAGTACGTTTTTACGTTCTTCGGTGTATGGAAACAAACTTTCCTTGAATTGTTGATCCAAGTAAAATGAAAGTACATCTCCAACATAGGCAGCCATATCAATGAAGATGGTACCGGGAGAAGAGTCTGAAAAATCCTGATAGTTCTTTGGAAAATACGTCTTGGTATACTCAATCAGGTTCTTCTTAAACTGAGAAAAATCTCTGTTCAAATAAGATATGTCCTTATTTGTTAGAGGTTTAAATGTTTTCTGTGTAGTCGATGCCATAATTAGTTATTTTCCAAAAACATTTCGATTTGAGCCTGATCGTTATTGACAGAAATGGTCAAATTAATGTATAATCTATAAATATCCACGTCTTCTTTTTTTAAAACTTTAATGTCAATATTATCAATAGTTGCAACTGGAATCCAAAAATTGATATCAGTTGTCAAAGATTGTTTAACACGTTGTGGTAACGTTGTGTCATTTGGATCAAACACAAAGTTATTCAATGAATGTCCAAAGGTAGGTTGCATACGACGTTCTCCCTTTCGTGTGTTCAAAAGGTTAATTATGTTCGTTTTTACCTGTTCCAAAGTGTAAATGGTCTGGTTGAAAAACCCGCCAGCACCATTTTGAATAGGTAATGTCAACCCAATTGGATATAATGTTGCCATATTACATCATTGATACAGACCCAGATGAAAGTCCACCAGACTTCTTTTTATCAATTGCCTTCATCAATGCTGAATAATTCTTTGTTAATGCTTGTGCTACAACGGGTGGTGCTTGTTCAACATTATCCATTACAGATGGTGCAGCCAGTTCCGATGTTACCATACCACCTTCTTTTGGAAGTCCACCAACAGTCTCATTCAACGCCTTATTTAGAAGTTCGTTACTTGTATACTTCTTATACTCTTTCTTTGGTTGAACAACAGGTTGTACTGGAGTAGATGTGGTCTTTATCTTTGGAGCAGTATTGATCACCTGTTGTTCAGGTTTAGCAAAAATCTCTGAAAGAACTTCAGGAATTGCTGCACGTACTTCTTCCTTAACCATCTCTCTAATCATTTGTCTTAGTAGGTCTTTTGTCATATTATTATTAAATATCAAGATTTATAGTTCAAAATGTACTTATGTTTCAGTTTCCAAAACATCTACAACTTGTCTATTACGACGATCTATACCGAAAAATCCACCCGGAACACCATCACCCGTCTCAACGTTAACACTAACGGGTTGTGATCCATCCTGTATTGTTGCACCATCTTGACCCGGAGCATATCCACCACCGGTCAAAAATACACGTCTGCTCATCAATGTTGACAATCGGTTTTGCAATTCCTGTAAATCAAACAACTGAACTGGAATTTGGGTAAATGGAAGTGATGCACCTCCAGCGTCAGGATGTGAATGAAAATACCAATGTACGTGAGTTTTTAACCATTCACACAAATCAAACAACCAATCAACCGTAGTTTGTCCTAACAGTGCAGGTTCGTTGGTTTCATTGTATTGCCCCAAATAAATCGCAGGACTGTTAAATACTGTTTTAGTATTGGTAGTCATTACAATCTGTTCGTGAGCATCAACTGTATATTCACTGTCTGTAACAATAGCATATCGTTTCTTAGAAAAATGTATAGTCTCAGAAAATCTGCTACTTAAAATCAAACGATCAGTGTTTACTATCAATTGGTCTTTATTTAGTATCGGATAGTTAAACGTTGTAGCACCATCAGGACAAAATGCAGCAACCTCTTCACGTACATCATTACCAAATAACTTTTTGTAACACGTTGTAACGTATTTAGAAATAGTACAACCAGAAGTAATGTGAATTGAAGTACCGTCATTATTAATATCTTCCAGCAAAAATCCACCAGTATTTCTTTCTGGATGTGTCAAATCAGATGGATCAATTGGTGGAATGGGTGGTAACCTATCATGAAGTTTGATTTCTTTGTCTTTTCTCAAAGGACGTTGACGGTTTCTAAACAAAATCATTGGATTTCCACCACCAACTTCATATACATTATTGTAGAAGTTATTGGTTTTCTTTTGTCCAATGTTATAATCAGCATATCCCTTTTCAAAATCGTGTGCGGGATTTGTGCTATATGCTTTATCGTTTTCACGATTATCGTCATATCCACCAAATCGAATTGATTGACCGAATCTACTTTCAATCAACGTATCACCTTCAAAACGTTTCAATGAACGAATGTAAGGATTGTGCAAAAAGTATCTACCTAGAGATCCTTCAAACCCATACCCACCTTCAGCCCTTAGTTTGCTTACTGGTCCTTTATAATCAATAAATGGATCATCTGGTGACTTATACTCTTCACGGTTGCCCATGTTAGCACCATACGTTTGTTCAAAACCAATATCAGCATTATTGTTTATGAAATTTTTGTAGTTGATTTTACGAGTATAATACAAGTTTTCGTTATATTTTACTACACCGACGATTTCGTTTACAAGAGGATATTCTGATATATTGTTTTCCAAAGGAAGTGCCCATGAAAGTCCTTCTTTAGGTAAAGTTGTTTGTGTATTTAACAATCGCAACTTAACACGTCCGACCCACGTATAATCAAAGTCATCTATGGATGGCTTTTTTCCAATGTAATTTTCTGGCCATTGATCTGGATCCAAATAATGTCCGTTTTCACTAATTTCAGGATGCGTGTCATCCAGAATGATATCAAGAACTACAGCTGGTTCAAACTGTGGTGTCTGTGAAACATCTGTAAGTAAAAACTTCAGGTCTCTTTTTGTTGCCAAAAGATTTACATCTTTTGACTGATCCATTGCGATAGGAGCGTTCATATTACGACTTATTAATCTTTATTTCGGAAGATGTGTTAATAACTTCAATTTCTTTCATGAGTTGACGTTTTTCATCTTCTGTCAAAAACCCAGTCATTTCTCCGTCAGCACCAACTGTCTGTTTGGACAAAATACGTTGAATTACTGCTGCCAATTTAACCAACTGTTCATCGTTCTTTACTTGTACATCCAAGTATTCTTTTATCAATGGAACAATCATTAATGCGTCATTTGCTGTCTTAATCAAGGATCTAAGATCACTAATAAGAATGTCAAGTTGATCCCGATTATTTTCGGAATTTTTTACAATATCCTTGCAAAGATCCGAAAACTTCTTGTTTTTGTATATTTCAATATCGTTATCCATGCTAAGTATCTATTGTTATAAATAGAAAAACCACTCTTTTTGGAGTGGTTTTCCTTATTTTATTTTAAAACACTATTACAACTTACCAGTATCAACGTAAGCTCTAGTGATGTTATTCTGATAATTCTTCATACGATTGATCACCTTTGTGATTTGTTGCGTCTTACAAGATGAAATCTCTCGGATGTAAAGATACAGTGCCTTTTTGTTGAAAGCATCAATTCTATCACTGTTACGAAACAGTTCAATAACTGCATTAGCAATATTGATGTCACGTTGTTTGGTGAAGATCTTGTTCACATTCTTTTCCCAGTAACTCACCATAAGGTCAAGAAACTCACGGTTTTCTTCATCCTTGTAATAACCATCTTCCTGTTGCAACTTGTAAGTGTTTTCACCAGAATCATCACCGATTTCAACATGTTGATTGAAACGTTTGTAGTTGGTGTTGTTCTGGAAAATCAGATAATTCTTGGCAATAATACTAAAATAACTAAATGCCTTACCCTTTCCACTTTCAAACTTGTGAATGTTTGCAACCAAATGTGCGACAGTTTCCTTTTGTACTTCAATAGGACTTGTTTCAAAGTAACAGAACTTAAACGTATTAAACACGTTTTCTACCAACTTTTCAAACGCATACTTGATCTTGATGTTATAAATTTCATCTCTGACCGATTGATCATCAGTAGAGTTGTATTCATTAATAGCGTCTTCGGTATCAGATGTAAAATACATCTTTTCCTTAGGCTTACGAGCCTTTCTCTTCTTAACATTTGAAGAAATGACAGGTTCGTCAGAAATAGTCACAATAGCAACCGGATTTTCGGTTACAGTCTTTGTCACGGATTTCTTTTTGGATGTAGTGACTGGCTTCTTTTTTGTCAAACGAGTTACCAGTCTGGGCGCTGGCTTCTTGCCCTTTTTAGTTGATTTAGTCTTAGGTGATGTCTTCTTTGTCTTCTTTGTCTTCTTGGTTTTGATTTTGGTTTTTGACATTTTCTTCTATCCTTTGATTGAGTTTTTGGATTATTAAATATAAATCTGAAAAGATCGATCCCACTTCATCGTCTTTTTCAAATAACTGTTTATCATCGATTAATTTAATCTGTTGATAAACTTCACTAACATCATTCTTGAATTCTACTATCCAACCCTCATAAATGTCAATTTTATTTTGACAAATATAAACGATATAACCTAATATAACTGTCGTGGCAAAAAACAGTCCCAACAATAGACTTAATATAATCATAACTTATTCTTCTTCATCTTCTTCACATTCATTACAATAGTTTGTTAGATATATGAGAGCTTCATCAACCACATCCCAATCTTTGGCTGTTTTGGCTTCTCGTAACATTTGTACAATTTCACAGATTTCTTCTTGACTCATAGAAAGTTAACTTAAACAACCTGCTATTGGTTGTTAGTTAAAATTAAATAGTGTCAATGATTGTAAACGACAAAAAATTTTGATTTATCTGTGAGTGAAATATCGTTTAAAAAATTCATCGCCGTGATTTTCCATTTTCTTAAACTCTTCAGCAGACATTGTTTTAGCTTCATCCGTATCAATTTTACCATCATTGTTTGTATCATATTTTTCAACAATATCAACAACTTCGGTGTTTACGGTTTCAGTTGGTTGTGGAATAGACTGTTGTAAAGGTGGTTCGGTTACAAACGTTTCTTCTTTTTTAACAACTGGCTCTGGTTCCTTTTTTGGTTCAGGAGTTGCTACTTTTGTATATATAGCATATTCTTTACTGATAGCCATGTTGTACGCTAATATCAAAGCAACTGCGAGAGGATCAAATACAAAAATCAATACTAGAATAAACCATTTGACGACAGTGTTAAGACTTACATTCAATTCATCAGCAACAAACTTAAACGTTTGAATATCTTTATTAGACGCAGTGTTTAGTTTCAAATCAACAATCTTTTTATCAATACTGTCAATTGTTGTTGAATAACCAGACGATTTGGTATTTTCAGCTTGAATGTTTTTATCAGTTTGATCAATCAATTCCATTGTTTGATCTTGTACTTGTCTAAACTGAATAGGATTTCTAGCAAGCAACGCATTGGTATTGATTTCGCTAAGTCTTGCTTCTTGTGTTTTACGTAGTGATGATAAAGATTCAATACGAACTTTGACATCTTGTATTTTAACAAGTTCCTGTTTCTTTTGATCTTCCAACGTCTTAATTGTATCCATCATCATTCCGTATTTCACAGACGATTGTTGATACGCACTGGTAAGATATCCGAAAATACCCAAAGATGTAATCAACATCAATACAAACACCGCACCGCACAAATAAGACTTCAACATCCACTGAGACCGTTTCCAAAACCTATACAAAAACGATGTAGCAACAAGTTTACCCAATTCCAACGATGATGCCATTATCATAGCAGCAATAGACGCCCCAGAAAATAACAACCCGATACCCCAAATGGAAAAGAATGCAGCACATCCTGCAATGAATAGTGCTGAAAATCCAAGTAACAGATTAAAATTTAGTATGTTTCTGTTCATAGTATATAAATATCTAAAAAAGTAAAAAACCCCACCTTTAACAGGTGGGGTGACATAACTTATTATATTTGGGTTACTTTACCGTAATCTTTTTAACTTCAGGTTTGTTTGGCTTGATTTTATGTAAAGTAACTAACAAAATTCCATTTTCAAACTTGGCATCAATAGTATCTTTAGAGATATTATCACCCAATGTAAAACTTCTACGAAAACTAGAACGTTTCAATTCACGACGTAGATACGTGCCAGTCTGATTCGAATCACGTTCCACGTTAACCGCTTTGTTTCCTAGAATGGTCAATACGTTTGATTCTACCTCAACATTAACATCTGACTTGTCGAGACCAGGCACTTCTGCCTCAATCACAATCTTTTCAGAAAAATCAATAATGTTAACCTTTGGATATGATCCCTTTTCAAAAAAGTCTACCCCGAAATCTTGGGAAAAACTGGGAACATTTGCTGCGAAGAATTCATCGAAAATTCTATCAAACGGTGTCAAGAATTCATCACGATGAAGTGCATGAAGTGTATTTTTATCGAACTTACGAACGTTACTCATATTATATTTCCTTTCATTAATAGTCCATTTGGACCTATTATCTCTTACTCTATTATAGACCTAAGAGAATGAAACACTTTGTTTCATCAATCAATATATAGTTGAAAACCTTTGAAAATTCATTATAAAATAATCAGAGTTTGTACTCTGGAATCCATATAGTCATAGGTCCGTGAATTCCAAATGTATTTCTCTGCAACTGAGCATCAACAGTACATTCTCTTGAAAACTTACACGCGACTTCATACGGAGCAAATACGCATCCGAACCGTTCATATATGTGAGCATTGTGAACACATATGTTGTAATCTTCAGCGAAATATCCATTACCATGATGTCTGTAAAAATCACCATGCGTTGTAGACACACAGGGAATATATTCGTGCGTCGATACCTCTAATAATTTCTTAGATCTAAAGCTAAAGCCACCATTACCTACGCGATGTACTTTTCCAAATGGATCTAAACAATGATTCTCTACAGATGGCCAAGGAGCACCTATGTAATCGTAGTTGTAAAAATCATCATCCCACATTTCCGGATCCAAAATAAATCCATCATGTTGTACAATTAAACAGTATTTGGTATTAATGTACCTGTGTAAATCAAATATTACAAAATAACTATATGCTTCACTAGATGTTAGGTATCTACACTTTTCTACAGATATACCGTCTTTACTTACTATAGAAGAATCATGTGTGATGAATTTTACTTCGCCAAATTCCATTTGATTCATACAATGCCGTACTGACATCCATGATTCGTTGAGTTTTATTGAAGTAATACATACTAGAGTTACATCGTTTAGTTTTTTCATATATCTAACGTATTCGAATGTATAACTCGGTCAAACTTGTCGAATGTATAAAACTTACAATAATATGATGTTTCCTTTAACGCATCAAAGTTTATCGTAAGTGTCAATACATCTAATGACTGACACATTGATTTAATTAGTTGTTTTTCAAAAGACTGTACTACAATAACTTTATTCACTGAATCGTATAATTCAATTTTAACACGTTCTACATCGTCCGATATAAAATGATAGGATGGAATTGATACGTTCTTAGTTAATGTAGTGATTTCAGATGTATCGATATTTTTCCCAAATACATAGTTTTCATTATATGGGGTCGGTGCAAATTTTCCAGAAAGAGTATATAAAGATACTTCCCGTGTCTTGAATTTAATTCCAGCGTATCGTTCATATTCGTCTAATGTACGAATTTTTCCAAAACCATATTTCTTTGGAATCACTACAGAATTATCGGTTTCTATACCAAACAATATGCGATTTCGTTTCTGAGATTGTGAGTCTCTTTGCCACCAAGATTTTTCATATCCACGATAAATATCTTTTGTAGAATCATGGTCATCCCAATGTTTCATACGATTATTTCGTGTGTATTCATGCCATGCAATCACCTTGTGTGGATGGTACAAATCGTATCCGTGAGTAAAAGCTCTGACAGAGATGCTGATTTCCTCTCCGTAAAAATAGTATTCAGGATCATGAGGCACTTCTTCACAAAACTGACCATCAGTAAATGCAAAATGGGCAGAATAAAATCTGGCTGGTATTGGCTTTGTGTATGACTGATGTTTGACAATTAAATTTGGAATAAATATAACTGTGCTTTCATCCGTGAATGTATGAAAATCCATTCTCCACGGTACCATTTCATAAGTCTCTTTTGAACGTAGAGGATCAAATGCTGGTATATATGATGTAATTAGAGGTTTACTACTGCCCATCGATACACATTGCTGGTACATGTTTTTCAACTCTGTATCCCACCCCTGAACAAATCGGTGGTGAGAATCCAACTGCAATGTGTATCTTTCGCCGTTGTATTGTCGTTGAATCAAATTTCTTGCCCAACAAGCTCCACGACTTTCCTTATACGGAACGTCAATGATTTGAATGTTTGGATACGTTTTAAACATATCCAAGTTTTCAATATCATCATGTTGCCAACAGATACAAACCTTTAAATTTTCAGGCTTTTCTGCCGTCTCAAACATGTCCAGAATAGTTGGAACCAACTCTGGATCTCTATACGAAGCTATTTGTACAAAAATTGATTCATCGTTCATAACTTAATTTTCTAACTTCCACATGTCATACTCACATCTACATGATATATAGTCAGCAACGTGAACAATACGGGGCAAATTTGTTTTCAATTCGTGGTCCGGATTATATGACATCAGGTAGGAAGAATTGGCCTCATGATATAGACCATCCGACAACTTGATAGCCAACGTCTCCTTCCAAGTACAAGTGATCTGGTACTGTTGAAGAATAAACAACGCCCTATCAGTAACATCCATGTACTGTAGATTTGAGTTGAACTTGTACACTTCACCCTTGTTCTTTTTATGCCATTCACTCTCTTGAATCAGGTAATACTCTCCCTGTTCCTTGTCACCCAACTTTCCAAGATCGTGGTGAATAGTAGCGAACGCCAACTCTTCATCGGTAAAGTCAATTGTTCCCCCACGGGCTTCATACAACTTCTTGACACCAAATGAAGTGGTCAACACATTCATGATGTGGTCAAGATAACCACCAGCGTAAGCATTGTGATAGTGTTCCTTGGCACTGGCTGGTGCCATAATAGCACGGTAACCATATTCATTTTCACTATAAAGGTGCTTCAACTTTTCAAGTCGGTCACCGGAAAAGAATTTCTCAAGGTGTTTTAGGAATTTTTCGTAATTAGCAAAAAGCTCTTTTTCGTTATAAGATTTAGTCATGAACCAAATCCTACATCGAAAAAGAGCTTACGTCAATTTTTTAATTTAGTTATACAACTGGTTCAGCAGGTGTAAACGAAACAGATCCATTTGGAGTTGTCAATACAATTGATGCAACTTGATCAGCTATATCAACCTTGGCAAATCCACCACGGTCAACTGTATAAACAAATACCTCTACAGTTTTACCATCATACTCAATTGTGGTTTGACCTGAAACAAATTCAGTACCATCAACATATACCCAATTAACATCGGGATTTGGATGATCTCTCAAATCAGTTACAGTTGGAGGCAATGATGGTGAACCAACAGTGTATTCAATATCACTGGTGAATTCGCCTTCTGGAGTTACCACTTTAAAGAAACCAGAACCCGTAGCTTCTGAATTCAAATAAA